CTTGGCTGTTTCTGACTTCTCATTTAAGTAAGAGCCAGCATATTCAGAAGCAAATGCTTCGAATAGTTTACGACCGAAATCGTTTCTACGTGCTTCTTCAATATCTTCTTTGAGTGCGCCAATTTCGCTTTTAAGAGCTTTATCAACTGTCTCAGATACTGCTTTAGCACTTCTTTCGATAAAGTTAGTTTTAACCTTAGCGAAGTGTTCCTTAGCTTCACGTACTAAACGTACTTTTGTTTCAGCTAGGTCTTTTTTATCTTCGTGGAACTCTGCAATTTCTTTTGCAAGTGCTTCAACAACAAATTCTTCGAGTTTACCGAAATTTTCTGCCATTGCTTTTTGATCTTCGTGTAGCTCGTTAACTTCTTTTGTTAACTGCTCCATAACAAATCCTTTTAGTAGATCAGCGTTTTCACGCTGTGCTACTGCATATTTTGCACGGGCTTCTGCTAGTTGCTTACGATCTTCTGCAAATTCAGCAATTTCTTCTGCTAAACGCTCAGAAACAAGTGTGTCAATGGCTTCAACCATTGTTGACTTGTCGTGCTCATATTTTTGAGCAAACTCTTCACGTAGTTCAGCAGTAACTTGTTGGCGATTTTCTTTGATCTTCGCGTCCCAAGCCTCTTGAATTTCGTTGCGCACTTCTTCTGAAACTACATCATTTTCAAAAAGTGTTTTTAGTGCATCCAACATATTATTTTCTCCTCTATTATTGGAGTTTACTGATTATATTAATCAGCGATTCCTTTAGATACTTTTGTGCCTTATCATCATGTCTTGTTGCCTGTGCTAATTCGTATGCCTGCATGCCGCCACGTGCATTCATTAAATGCTCGTAGATTGGTGTTGGGTAAGCGCCGGGCGCACTTGGCTGTGCTACCACGTCCACTGTAATAATTTCAAAGTCGGAAACTTCGTTGCTTCCGTCTTCGCTTACGTTGCCTGAACCTCTTGAACTGACGCCAAGTTTGACGCCAGATTCAAGCATAGTTTGGACTAACTGCCCCATTGGGGTAGGTAAAATCTTTAACTTACCATAACCGTTTGGTCCATCCATCCACATATCTGTGATCATATGGCTTACACGGTCTAAGTTAATATTAAGGCCTTCTGGATGATCAACCTCTCCGAGAACACTATATCCTCCGCTTATTTGATCGTTGAGAGTTTTGACAGCCCTTCCAATCTCGTTTACAGGATATACACGCTGGTTTGCGTTACGCACTCCGCCTTGTATACAAATACCTTTCATATAAAGGTCTTTGCCCCCATTGGGATTTTCAGTAGACTCAACAACCATATTAGCTTGGTCGAATGTCAAATGCTCTCGTAAGTTTTTCATTCAAACTTCCTTATTATTTGCCGATAGTCGATTTTTTGTTATCAGCAGTTTCGCCTGCGCCTTTTTTCTCAGCGCCGTGGCCTTTTGGTTCAGCTTTCATTGACTTAGAAGCTTTTCCGCCTGGAACATTTACGTTACCTGCGTTTTCTTCTTTTGCAGAGTCAGCTTTGCTACCATTTTCTTCGCCACCTTGTACTAAGTTACCAGCGTCACCGCCCATATCGTTAGCACCAGCTACTGGAGACTTGGTGTCTGCACCGTTGTCGCCCATTTTAGCGTTTACTTTTTCAACATACTCGCGCATTTCTTCGCCAGCTGTTTTTGGTTGCTTAGATTCTTCAACTTCTTTTTCGTCAGTTGCTTCTTCTACTGCTTCATCTTCGTCTTCTTCTTTAGCTTCGCCAAAGTCTAGTGACTCTTCTTCCGATTCGTCACCTTCTTCATCACCAGCTTCCATATCGTCTTCAGCGTCATCTTCGCCGCCTTCGTCGCCAGCCATCATTTTTTCAAATTCAGCTTTTAGGTCGTCTAGTGCATCTTCTAGGTCTTCAACACGGTCTTCCATATCGCCGTCTTCTTCACCTTTGTCTTCATCTTCGTCGCCTGCTTCAACGTCACCCATCATGTCGTCTGCAGGATCGCCGCCCATGTCATCCATTGGGTCAGCTTCAACTTCGAATTCGTCTAAATCAAAATTTTCTTTTGTTTCTTCGTCGTCTGATGCTTCGTCAACTTCTTCGTCTGTAGCTTCATCGACTTCTTCATCTGTAGCTTCATCGACTTCTTCGTCAGTTGTTTCATCAACTTCTTCGTCTGCTACTTCTTCTAAATCGTTTTCTAATAATCCTTCGTAGATGTCTCTTGACTTTTCTACGACAATCTCATGAAATAACTCTTCTGCGCCTGCTTTATCTTCGTTGATAAGACGCTCAAGCATTTCTTCAAATTTATTGCGATCTGCCATTTTTGTTCTCCTATAAAAGTTATACCTATGGTAAGGCTGTCATTTGTATTTACTATTTATAAGAAAAAGTGCGTAGATATAGGCTAAAAACGGGCCATTTTGACGAGATACTATGAAAGATTGAATATTTTTTTAAAATCTTCAACCAAAATAGTGTTGTAATTGTCAAATGTATTTAGTTCTTCAGGATCATAATTATCTGGTTGTATAACTCTTACAAACTGTATTTCGCTGTGTTCTTTTATTACAGCCTTAGTTTGGCGCATCCAATTACCGAAAAATGTAGCACTATCTGTAGATTTTTTATAATTAGCAGTATCAGCATATATATTGTTAAGTAACTTGCCGTCATTTAAACCTTTATAATCAAATCCTAAGATATAAATGATATCGTAACTATGTTCTGCTGCTAACCATAAAGCAGTAGGTCCGCTACTCCACCCTTTTGATGGATTAAAATAATTTAAGTTTTTTATTCTTTGATATGATTTGTTAGGATTAGTCCATACTATATTATTATGTTGATAGCCTGCTTTATTAATTTCAAGTACCATTTTAACATCAACTGCTACTAGATAGTCTGGATTGAATGTTCTATATACAGCATTACATGCATAGATTTTTCCAATATCTTTTAGATTGTTTAAGTCAATAGAAGCACGACTAGTACCATTTCCTAGTACAAAACCTATGTTTTTATTGGAAATATGTCTCGGAGGAGACGTAGAATTTATAAAAGTAACACCGTTTTGCTTAGATTCTTTTTCTAATCTACGCTGTTCTTTTATTTTTTTAAATTCTTCTTTTGTATATTTAGACTTGTCTATTTTTGCCATTAAACGCCCGCTTCAGCATTAGCTGCTACACCATACATTTGACGAACAAAATCGAGTTCTTTATCTTGTTCTTTAGTATGTAGCTCTGCCGCTTTGCGAACTTTATTAATTTGACGTAATGTTAGACGTGTTTTACGTGTATCGTTATATTCAAGAGGTGATTGATCATCGCGCTCTTCGTAGCGATCATCTTCTGTAGGTTCAAAGGTTTCTTTATCGTAATAAAACAATTCACGTAGTATCATAGTAGTATTTATATCGTTTGATCCGTTGTTGGTGCTTCCGCAGGTGCTGCGCCTGCCTCAGGTGATGGCGTTGCTAATTCGTCGCCACCCATTTCTGGTGCTGGTTCTTCACCAGTTGTATCTTCAATACCTCCAAGATCGGAACTAATACCTGCTGAACTAATACCTGCACCTCTCATTTCGCCGGCGGCGTCAGTTGCTGGTGATTGTAGATTTTCATCGTTTTCTTCTTTCCACAAACGTTCGTTTTCTGCAATTTCTTCTTCTGTCATACCTAAGAATCTCTTCAATGCAAAGCGATTTGAAACATATGGTATTGCACTCATTTGTGTAAATGTAGGTACACGAGCATTATCAATTTCTGATTGTCTGTAACTTGCAAAGTTTTGTGGTGGTTGGAATCTAACATCGAACATTGCTGTGTCAATGTTAACTCCTTTTTCAAGTAGATAACGTTTAAATTCTTGATTAAATTCTTCTACAACCAAGTTCTGTAGTCGTTCGCAGTATGTATTAAACCGTAATTCTTGTATGTATGCTGTTCCGACTCTACCATCACTGTATTGAGCCTGTCCATCATCTGGCCCAGTTGGAAGGTATGAGGAAGGAATTCGTAAGCCGCGTACGAGCTTATTAGTAAAATATCTAAGATCATCAATTTCTCCTAGGTTAGTACCACCTGGGAGTGTTTCAACTTTGGAGCCACGTCCTTCAGCAGTTTGAGGGAAGAAGTAATCTTCGTTGATTGATAAGGGGTTATAAGCTGAGTCTATAACGTTTTGGCCACCCCCGGTTTGCGATGGGATACGTCTTTGGTGTATTTCCGTCTTAACACGTTCCACAAATTGCATAGCAAGGTGTGAAGGCATGTTGCCCACATCAACGTAGAATACTCTTCTTTCTGGAGCTCTTTGTACACGATAGATAATAATCGC